GACGGTTACGGATGGCGACGCGGTTTGCTTCAACTACAACTCTGTTGTAGAAGTCACGAGCACGTTCACCGCTCCAGCGGCCGTCTGCGGAAAGAGCTGACCAGATCGAGAAACCTGTACCGGGAAGCCCAGCACCTGTTCCTGTGGTTGTGCCAGGTCCGCCTGCATTTAAGCAGGTCTGTACCATACGCATAATCATTTCGCGATCGATTTCAGCTTGAATTTCGTAGGACATTGCGTTGGTTAATTCAGCGTCAATGTCAATACCATTCATGTTCTTAAGATCCTGTTCGAGTTCAACAGACCACTTAGCAGCAAGACGGCGTGTGCCGGCTTCTACTGCGGTCTTCTGGAACGAAACTGTCATCTGAGGGATGTTGGAGCTAAGCTCAAACTGGCTGAGGATAGCGGCAACACCGGAGTCTTCAGGGATGTTGGTCCAATAGGAGTTACCGGATAAAGCAGCACTTGAAGCACCTGTGAAGGCGGTATTCAAGTAGTTATATCCAATTTCCTGACCTTCGGAGAGAGCAGTATTGCCTCCAGTTGTACCGGTAAGACTGTTGTTACCGTCACCGTACTGGGAGTTACCACTTCCACCGTTACTTCCGTTTCCGAGAGCGTTAGCTTCGTACTGATAGCGCATTGCGAAGGCAAGTCCAACGGGTCCTGTCATGGGCTGTACACCGACGATCTCATTTGTGATGAGTTCGGGGAATGTACGACGGATCATGGGGATAAGGACCTTAGGAAGACGAGCATCACCAGTAGCATAGGTATCGCCGGATGGGTAGGAGTTGCCTACCTGTCCACCGTAACCATACCCTGTAGCAGCACCTGTACCGAAAACTCCGTTAGCGGAATTTGAAGAGCTCTCAAAGCACCACTTCTCCTGGTTTTCCAAGAGGATGGCGGTGTTCAGACGAGTATTTTCGTTAGTAATAGCAGAAACCTTGTCTGAAGAGTAGTCCAATACTGGGCTCCACTTCTCGACGAGTGTTTCAGCTACGTTTTTGTTGATATGAAAAAGTTCCATAGTTATTAATTTTCCTTTATAAAAAAAGATTCGACCTTTTGAGTATGAAAAGACGTTAGAAGATCTTAGTGCTTAATGTTAAGCTTAGATCCGTCTAATTTTTTCATCTCATTCAGATATCCGCCAACGCTCGATTCTACAATCGGGGCCGGTGAGTAAATTGACTCTTCAAGAACTTCTGTTTCGGGGCGATCAACGGACTCAACGATACGTTGGGTGACGCTTTCCTTAGCAGAATCTTCTTGTTCGGTAATTTCCTTCTCGAACATCTCAACTACGTACTGATAGTTCTCTTGAATATACTCAGGGCTCTTGCCCTTGAGTAACTTACTAACAAAGGACTTGGCCGCAACGGGCATATCCTTTGTCTTTGACTCAAGCAATAGAGCGGACTCAGAACGATTCAACTTATGGTTGAGTTCTGTATTAGTCTCTAATGCTTCGTTCAATTCCTTCTTAAGGGAATCAATAGTTCTTTTGCCGTCAACGAGGGCCTCCTTAACCTCGGAATCGATGAAATTCTCATCGATAGCAACAAGCTGGCGGATCTGCTCAAGTGTCTTCTTAGCACGGATATTTTCTACGGCTTCGTTTACTTGTTCAGTCGGCATTGTCTTTTCCATGTAAAGGTCGAGATAGTTTGATACTTCATCGACAAGGCGTCCACGGAAGGACTCAGCTTCTTCATTTAAAATTGTTTTGTAATGACTAATTACTTCCTTAAGCTTAAGGGTATGTTCTTCATCAATCTTTGTAAGAACCTTCTTAAGCTTCTGTGCGTGATCGAAATCAATTGTCTCAACAAGCTTCTTAAGCTTGGCTGTATGATCAGCGTCAATGGCTTCAACGAGCTTCTGGAGCTTCTCAGAGTGATCTTCATCAATCTTAGCTACTGTAGCTTCAACCTGAAGTTCGGCTTTCTTTTCTGCCTTTTCATTTACAGCCTGTTCGAAAGCTTCGTGAACGGCGGTGAGTGTGTCCTCTGTGATGAGATCCTTGAATTGCTCTTGGAGAATTTTCTTGAAGTCCATATTGTATATTTATTTATTCTATTTAGTCTACTTTTCCTGATTAATATAGGTTCTTACCTTATTTTTTATCTTTTCAGCAACTACAGCTTGAAGAGCGATCTTAGCCTGGGAGTAGTCTTTGTTAGCAATTTGAGCTATAAAATTCTGTGTAGCTTTCTTTACGTTGTCCATATTGTTAATTAAGCTGACTTAAGCAACTTGATGAAGGACATCAAGGACTCTTTTAAGAAAATATCGGTTTCGTGTTTAGGTAAGTTACGAAGATTCTCCTGTAAAGCTTTATAAGCCTTAACAGCAGCTTCAACAATCTTACCATCTGGTGTAATCATCCACTCTTTAGATTCCATAATGGACTCTAACATAGCACTCTGTACTGAAGGTTGATGAACAACGTCTAAGCAGATAAGATGAAAATTAGATACATGTTTAGCATCTCCAGACTCATTTACATTACCTAAAGCTCTGGAACTAATACCCATCTTGATATTATCTTGAATAAGAGACTTGAGAAGAAGTCCCATAGGTGTATTTAAAACCTGAGACTTACCATAAAAATAATTGCCTTTCTGTGTTAATTCTGTAACAAGGTGACAGGCATTAACAGGGTTAACTTCTGTAGACTGTGGGTGATTCATTTCACCAATTGCTCTACGAGACTTGACCATGTCAGTAGTGTAACGATTAACTTCCTTAACCATTTCATCTAATTTGTAGATACGGCCGTTTTGATTCTTCTCTTCGGCCATTAAGAAAGGGCCAGTAATGAATACTTTTTGTTCACCTTGACGATTTTTCTCTTCGATTAAGAAGTCAATATCGTCATTAATGTCTTCGACTAAAAATTTGAGTCCCATATGTGTTACAATTATTTATACCGGCCTGTCCCGTTTTCTCGGTTAAAATCAATAAATACTGTAATCATGTTTATTATATTGTTAAGTCTTTCATCATTATTGGTTGCCGGTAGTGCTGCTTTTTTTTCAGTATTAGGTATAGCATCTTTGTTTTCAGGGTGTTACTACCAAGTTATGATTATGGCTGGGGCGTTAGAATTTGCTAAACTTATTGCAACATCATTCCTTTATCGTTATTGGAATAAGACAAATATCTTTCTTATAACCTATCTTCTTATAGCTGTAGGTATATTAATGGTTATTACTTCAGCTGGTATTTTTGGTTATCTATCTTCAGCTTATCAAAAGAATGCTTCTAAAAATTCTTTAGATGATAATAAAATAGCATTAATAGAAAATCAAAAGCAATCTGTTAATGAAGAAATTGTTAGTATTCAGAGTCGTATCGATACGCTGAATGCAGCTCGAAAATCTCAAGAAAAAAGATTACCAGATTTATCCTCAAGGGCTGCTAAACCTATTTACGATGACATTAAGAAGTCAAGTGACGAAATTACTAACTTAACTGGTAGACTTCAATCGTTACAAACAACAAAGTTTGAAAAAGATAATGAAATTATATCTCTTAAAACTGATACTAGTAAAGCAAATGATATTGGCACATTTAAGTTTGTTGCTAAATCTTTTAATGCACCTTTAGATACTGTTGTTAAATGGTTTATTTTAATTCTTGTATCAGTCTTTGATCCATTGTCAGTTAGTTTAGTATTAGCACTTAATATAGCTTTAACAGGTAGTATGCTAAAAGAAGTTAAAGAACCTAAAAAGAAAGAAGAACCTTTACCTGATAACATTATTATTGGTCAAGGTTATCATAACTCTAATAATCATTTATAAACCTAAGTGCTTCTCGGTAATAATTGTAAACTCATAATTCTTTTTCTTAGCCCACTGACTAGCTGCTTCCCACTTAGCTCTATTCTTTATATACTCGGCTTGTTTACGCATTAAGGATTTTGTATTTCTTGTTGCCTTGGGAGGTAAAGTTTGAATAGATGGTTTAATTTCTATTAGGTATTTTTTAGTTGTACCATCTTTAGCTTTTATAGTAATATTATTATCGACAAAGTATCGAGATACTCTTCCTGTTAAAGGATTCTGATAAGGTATAACTATAGATTCTGATCCCCAAGAAGTAATAGCAGGGTTATGATCAGCCCATCTCATAAAACGTAATTCGTATGAAGATCTGTATATGATGGGATGGGTGCCTTTATACTTGTCCGGGTTACTAGGCTTAAAGAGACCCTGTTTAAACCTAACTGTACGTCTTCTGTTCACTTAACACTTCCAACGTCTTCTTGCAGCACATCCTCTAGTGTCTTTACCAGCGCAACCTCCTGCAGGTATCCAAGCTTTACTTCTAGCACAAAAGCTCTTCCTACGTTTAGAAGCTTTTGAACCTTTCTTTACTTTACCAGTTACTGGAGCCTTAAGATGAGAGCCAGTAGCACGATTGTACTTCGCTCTTCCCTTAGCTGTTAAACCACCTCCACGACTTACAGGAAGCTTTTCACCTCTCTTAATAGAAAGACTAGGGCCACCTTCTTCTAATATTTGTTCAACAATTAATTCAAAGTTCATAAAAATAATTATCCAATAAACCACATCGGTGGCATTACGTCTTCGTTTTCTTTCTTTAATTCTTCTTCAAGTCTATTTCTTTCCTCAATACCTTGTTGCATAAAGTCACCAGCATTAACTGAACCTCCAGCGAAAAGACCAGTACCAGAGAATTTACCTCTAACGTTAGCAACACTTAGTTTCGATAGAGCTAAAACATATCTAAAGATCCAACGTTCGTTGATAAGATCTTTAATCGGTCTTTCCAAGTAACAACCTACAATACCTAGATACTGGTTAGCAGGAATAGGTTCAGGTATAATTCTAAGAATTTGAGTCTTTGGATCAAAACGGAAGTGAGGAACTTGTGCTAATACTTTATCACGAACTTTAATGAAGTCTTTTAATACTTCCCAGGACTGAAGATCAAAACCAAAGTTACCAATCATATATGAAGAGTAAATTTGTTGAGCCATAGCTTGCTCTAAAGTAAACAAAGTATTAATACCTGTTGTTTCTCCGTAATTGAAAGCAAAACAATCTAATACTCTTCTATAAGATTCTAAATCAAAATCCCAACCACCCGATAACCCTGGAGATGTTGTTGCTGACATGGCTGTCCCCATTGTAGTTGTATACATTTCCGGGGTTGTATTAATCAATGTAGCAACATCTAAACCAACTCCTGATATGTATTTTGTTGACGGAAACAGTAAATACTCTTCTGTGTAACCGGCGTACTTAGTGAAGTACTCCATAGCAATAGCTATATTGTCATAAATTTGTTCATTAGAGATTTCTACCTGTACTAACGGTTCACCTAACTGACGACGAACTCTTAAAGCGAGGGCATCGTAACTAGCAATCTTATGATTGAGATTAGTAGAGCCTTGTGTATACCTAGGGAGTACGTTCATATGTAGTTATTTAATCTTTTTATAAACCGTAATAGCCATACGGACTACCTTGTTCATTAGCTTGATCCTGATCAAATACTTGTTCGCCTTCAGTATTAGCTGAATCAGGATAGGGCTGAACAAGGTCTGGTGTACTGACACCGCCTGGTAATATACCGTATTCCCCGGCATCGTTGATTTGAGTATTGACAGGTTCGTGAGGAGCTCCAG